CTCCAGTATCATCTTGACAACGTGTTTATCACAAGCGAGTTGAGCAGCAATTTTCGGGTCACGGTCTAGGTAAAAGATATTCATTTCATTTCCTCTGATACATGAAAACAGTTGAACTGCAATCCGTAATATCTATTTTTTTGAACGATAGACCAATTCTTTTCCTTAATCTTTTCTTCACACACCTCTTGTGTCATGAGAGTATTGTCAATCCACTGATTTCCTATGTATTGCCAATCACCTGTGGCAGTCTGTCCCCACATGGAGATGACCATTAAAAATTCTTTTATCATTTTTTCTTCACCACTGGCATCAATAAAATTGATGGTTTAAGTTTGTTCAAATCAAATTCAACTTGTTTTTTTGTTTCCTTTTGTTTTTTTGTTCGTTTCATCTCTCATCCTTTTTCTTCAAATAATCTATACACTCATCCCATGAGTTTACAGTGTAATCAATTTTAGAGTGTTTTTCTTTTACATCTTTGAATGCGTGAAATGTGACATAGACAGCAATGATAACTGCAACGTGACCAAGCATTAATCCACCCCAACCATACGACACCTCATAGATTGATTCAAATGTCAGTACAGAAAATGCTGTACACCATACCGCACTCAGGGTTGTTAAGATTTGTAGTCGCACAGTCTTTGGTAAACTACGCATATCATTTTTAGAGTCGTCAAAAAGGATAGTAGCAACGTCATACATCTTCCATGAAAACTCTCTCCACCAATAACCTACATCATATATCATTCTTTTACCCACCTATAAAAAATATGGTCACCAATTTCAACTGTTTTAGTTTTAGTTTTAGACCATGCAGGCGTAACGTAGTCTGCATGGTAATGAGTTGCACCACCCGTTATGTCATAAAAAGGCATTTTGTTTGACAAGATCGTGTCAGAGATACTTAAAAATTTTTGATAAGTAGTTTTGTCTTTAGGGTTATCAGATAACCCATCACAAAACCATGAGAACTGACAAAGATGTTTAATAGGAATGTTAACGGTTGGGTCTTTCCATGACTTACGAGTTGGACCTTGTTCTATAACTTCACAAATCGTGCTAGGGAACCTCTCATCTTTTACGCGATTAAAAACAACCGCCGTGACTGCCATCCATCCGGCGGTTCCTTGGTTTCTTGCCTCATAGTACATATTCTTTGCGAGACAGGTTGCAGACTCATTATATTGAATTTCAGGTTTATCAGGATTCATTGTGACGACTGCTGCCCAGACCACCAATGCCTCAAGAGGATTCATATTACATATTCCTCTTTGAACTTTTCCAGTAGGTCGCCCTGCATAGCATATGCTTCAATCTCCCAAGGTTCATCCTCATATGCAGTAGTGTCATCATAGACCTTACCCATATACATCTTACGAAATCCATCAAGGTCTTTCATCTTACGAGTAGCACCCTGCCAGACATGAACCATCTCGTGACATATAGTCTCAACTATCTCTTCACCATCAAGTTTTTTGTCAACGTCAATGTAGAAGTCCCGATTGCTTTCACCCTCATAACACCAACCAGCGGCACCTTCTTCCTCTGGAATGTTTTTAAGGTTGACCTCAATCTCAAGAGTTCGCATACGGGGCATCAGTTCACTGATACAGAAGATAACCGCGCTCTCTGCGAGAGCACGTTTCTTCTTTGTGGAACCCATGACATTGATATGATTCATAACTCAACTCCTAGAACATCACCAAAGCGGTGTAACCCATTGTGAAAATTGTAACAACACCAAATATGTCACCAATCATTTTCATGTTATGCTCCTGTCCAATGGATTTCGTAACCACCGTCAAGGACGTTTCCACGAGCAAAGTTCCTAGCAGGAGCGTTCCAACCAGCGGGTTTCAGAATATCACCCAAAGCGAACTTTTTGTCACTGGTAACATTGACGATGAATGCTAACACACCACCATTTTTCTTGTAGATTTTGATGTACTTGCTACCATAATTCTCAGTAAGTTCATCACAATACTCGTTATACATCTTCAGAGCAATTTCTCCACCTTTAAGTGGACCACTTGCCCAATCAGCATAGTCCTCACGCATTGCTCTTTTCATGGTGTTAACACCTTCTATAATGTCGAAGGATTTCTCTTTTACGAACTTAGTCATTGCATTTCCTTTCTCTTGACTATATGTATATACTACTACACTCAGAGAGGTTTGTCAACAAAAAAATGCATTTTTTTTGAACTTTTTTTAGTCTGGAAAAGATGCTGCTCTGGACCCTTGCGGGTAAACTACTCTCTCTTCACCATCATTAATCATGTAATCATCTGTCCAGTTAAACGCGGTTTTAACCACATTTGCAGACAATCCTTTGTAGACCTGATGTAACTTCTTATCCTTTGCAGCAACAAGAAGGTTTGCTTCGTCTTCGTGTAGACCCTCAAGTAGTTGGACAAACATCATCTCACGCTTGTTCTGTGTCAACTGTGGGTTTCCTCCTTTGATGAAGTTATACAACCGTCTTGCTTCACCCGCTAGGATAGTGTGCTCAGTTCCCTCTGGTGAGTCATTAGGTTCAAAAGGGACACTGCCCTCTGGGAGTTGCCACTCAACATTTGGGTCAAACGAGGACTTGATGACCATGCGAAGAGCATCTGTGTTATACTTTTGAAGGTAATCTACCTTCTCCTTCTTTGTTTTCAGTTTTGCAACCTTACTCAAAATCTCTGAGAACAGAGGTGTGTATGTATCGACTGCCATTTTAAAATTCTCCTATAGATTCAACGAGGTTCCTCAACCTCTTTTGTGTAAAATAATTTAGTAGTTTGCTACGGTCACCTTCTGGCGCATCTTGATACTCTCTCAGTATCTTGATGAATAAATCCTCTGGTGACTTAGTGAGATCAATCAGAGTTTCATTTCTCTGAAAGTTTCTCTTGACCTCATCGTTAGGGAGGTCACCATCAATAAACGATGTAATCTTCTTCTTACTCAGTGGTTTCTGTCTTAACCCATCAACAAAAGTATTGTCTGGGGACAACACGTTAGGGACACCATCACTTGAGTCACCTTTCATAACGTGTTCATTTAGATACTCTACTGGGTCAATGCCATTCACATACTTCTTAGTGATGGGACTGTATTGTGTCACGTTACGATACTTCTGCAACTGAATAAAGTCTTTGTCACCAGAGAGGATGAGTGTCTTGCCATTGTCAAACTCCAACTCACCACATAGTGCTGCAATGATATCATCTGCCTCTGCACCATAGACCTCAACAAACTTGTAAGGGAAGAACTCTTTTAATTCTGCTTTGATGGTATTCAAACACTCAAAGATAGCGTTCCAATTTAGATTGGAGTCATCGCGTGTCTTTTTACGATTACGTTTGTAGTTGGGGAAATAGTCTCGCCGCCAGTAGTGTTTCGAGTCATAACAGAGAACCAGTTCTCCATACTCCTCAACAAACTTGGTGCGATACATACGCACGGAGTTTAGAATCATGTGTCGAACCATATCAATGTCTGGTTCGATCTTCTTATTCATATTCAAGTGCATCATCACACTGGCCAGACTAATCTGGTTCATATCAACTAATATCATATCAACCTCTATTTATCGAACACAATCTTTGCGTTAAAACTCATCATTCGTCTCTCTCCCTCACAAGTAAACGGATAGACAAGATGTTTCAACCAAGCAGGGAACACTAAAAACTTACCGACCTCTGGTTGGAACTTAACACTGTCACTTCTGAAGTTATCTACATTTCCAAACGCAAACTCAATCATGCCTTTAGCGGGTGCATGGTCATCTAAATCATCAACCATGTTGTCAGGAACTTTCAAATATATCGCTGCAGAGAAATCTCCCGTGTGAAAATGTATGGGATTAAAGTCCCCTGCATATTGACTGACCACCCAACTCTGTGTCAAATGTATATTCTCAATTGTTGGCACTCCACCATCGTTAGGATTTATTTGAGTGTATCCCACTTGGTTAGTGTAAATACGAGCACGATTTTTTGCCATGTTATATTTCAGATAGTCTAGACACCCCTGTTTCATTATATTTAAAAGATACTCACGGTGTTTCTGTTTTGTAATGGGAACTTGAACTTCATTCCTAACCTTACCTACAAGGTTATTAGAAAAGTCCCATTTCTTAATCTGTTCATCATCAGATAGAATCTCATCTGCCTTCTTGTTGATTAGGTCAACAAATTTCTTTGGCACGGTTGTCTCCATAATCGCTGGAGAGAACGGTTCATGAAACTTCGGGGTCATCTTCTTCCAATTCCTTCATTTCTCTTGCAACCTGTTTTACTAGGTCTGCTCGAATAATAGTTTTTATAGAGTTGTCTGGTTCAACTTCTACATCTGTAAACACGTCGATAAAATCGTGTAACGGATGATTTACTCCCGCATCACGATACAACAGAGACTTTACAAACTCTAATACGACAGCAATATCACGGGAAAAAGATTTCTCACTAATGTCCACGTCATGCTCACCCATTATCTCTGCCATGTCCATAATAAGTTTACGTGAAAAATCCTCACAGAACTGCATCTCCTCCATGAGACGCATCTCTTCCTCACTTGGATTTTTTATTTCTCTTTTTTTCCACGGTCCTCTTATTACGTTTGCGGGGAGTTCGTTTTCTTGGTTCTCCGTCATCCGTGCTTATTCCTTCATCTAAATTAAACATCTCTTTCGTGTAAACACAACCCAGATCATCGTAGAAAACTCCTACGTCTCTCTTTGGTTGTCCTTTCTTCGGACCATACCAATAGTATCCAACAGCGCGACAACGCCACCGAATCTTCTGCTGCATGTGTTCACCGTAGAAATCATCAATCCAATCACCTGTGCGAAGATAGGATTGCATGTTCCTGATATATCCCTCATGTCTGGCTAACTCTGCCTCTGCGCCCTTTATTTTCTGACGCACTTTTTGTCGAGCAGAACTGACTAA